GCAACTATACCTTTAGGCGTGTAGCAGATGAAGCAGATCCTATCATCCCATTTTTCTTTGTTGCTCCAGATCAAAATGTTGCAGAGGTTTTAAATCAACTAGCAGTGTCAACTCAGAGTGCAATGTTTTTTGATGAATATAATAACTTTGTCGTAATGAGCAAAGACTACTTAATGCCTACAGCAGAACAAAGAGAAACAAACTTTGTCCTATCTGGATCAAACAATCAAACCGACTCAGGAGTTATTAAAAACTCTAGTTCTGGAAACCTTCCTAACATTATTGCCATTGCATCACAAGATAAGAAGATTTATAATGATGGAAAGATTAACTACACAACTAGATATATTCAAAGATCTTACGGATCAATTAGACAATCAACAATGATTGATAAAGAAAAAACTTGGATATATAAGCCATCTCTTTTATGGGAAGTTGCGGGAACAGAAAATACAAAAACGATAAACGAACTTGCTTCAAAGCAGGGTAGTTATGTATTAGGGGCAATGCCATTAAACTCAGACCTAGTAGGAACGGCACCAGTTGTAGTAGGAAATGTTCTTACAAATAACATAATTGATCTTGGAGAAAATGTTTATTGGCTAACAAGATATAACGGATACCTATATTCTAACGGAGAGGTTATTCGTTATGATGCCTCAGAGTTTGATATTACTGGAACTGGCAAGGTTTGGATTAGTAGCAATCAAGAATACCAAAAGTATTTTTCATCAATACCCTTTAACGGTAAGATATATCCAACTGGACTTGTAAGAATTTATGCAACACCAAACTATGAAACCGTAGATGGAATAACAAGATTACAAAACGGTGCCGTGGTTGATCATGGACGTGGACAGTTTGGAACTCAGATAGTCTCACACTCTGCTGGAATAAATAGTTACTGGACAAATAATAATAATGTTCGTGGACTAAATATGCAATCTCAATATCTATTTAGCACACAACTAGACGCTAACCTTGCAGCAACACTTCCATCTACAACAGTTGCTGCTGCAGGAGTAAATAATCCAGTTGCAAGGCAGTCAACAAGAAATAGCATTATAAAGAATTTTATGGCTACAAACTATTTAAGTGAAACAGAAGTAAATAATCTACAATCAACGCAAACTGGAACAATTCAGTCATCTGCTTTAGTCTTTAATGGCCCATCATTTAAAACAACTGAAAAACCTTTGAACTTTGTATCTTACGTATACAAGGGTTTGGATAATGCCTATAAGCATTTTGGAACTAGAATGAGAATTATTGGTAAGATTGAAAATAATACAAGCAGAACACAGTCTCCAAATGGAAGTATTACATACTATCAATTATCTGGAAACCAGCCAGATCAAAATATAAATATCGGTGGAGGCTCTGGCGGACTAGCATTTTTGCTAAATCCAGAAACAAATAATGGTTATTATTTTGAAATTGTTGCATTAACAGAAGACAACATAAACTCTTACCTTAAGGTTGATGAAAATAATAATGCACAATTCTCAGTAAACAATGTTGTGTTCTATAAAATTAAAAAAGATTCTTCAAACTCAAATGCTATACCAGTAAAACTTTGGGGAGGCCTATCAAAAATTATTGTTGATGACGGAAAGTTTACTGGGCAGCAAAGACTTGCTGGAGAAGAAAATTCAACGGTATACGATTTATCAGTAGAGTATATTGATATTGGAAATACAAGAAGGTTTTATCTATACATAAACAATCAATTAATAAAGGTTGTAGACGATACAGACCCTCTACCAACATACAATAATATGGCATTGTTTGTTCGTGGTTCTTCAAAGTGTATGTTTGAGAATATATATGCTCTATCTAAAAACTATAGTCAAAATACAGTATTTACAGTTAATGAGACTTTGGGTCAGGTGTTTGGAGACAACGAGATTGATGTTACAGAATCTTTTAGAAAATACGCTATGAGTGGAGTTATTCAATCAACTTACCTATCTGGAATTAGTGCACAGCAACCACCAAAATATAACATTTATTTTGAAGAGTTTGGATCTATTATGCGTGAGTGTGCATACTTTGACATTAAGTATGACCGTGCATACCCTGCACTTTATGCAAAACTTTCTCCTACCTTTAATAATATAAAGGGATATACCACATCTGGGTTTTATGCAGACTCATATGGTGCAGAGTTTTTAATATTTAACTCAACAGATAAAGCATTAAACTTAGATGAAACAACTGGAAACTTTTTAAGAATTCAGGGAATTACATTTACACAAGATACAACCCATGAACTAACTGTAGATGAGTTCTTTAAAAAGCGTGGTAATTTGTCAGATCCAGAGTTAGTTGGAAGCACACTAACATACTCTCCATTAGTTGAAAAATCAAGGTATGATGAAATAAAGTTAAGTAGATTGACCTACGGTAAAAATGAATTTAGTATTGATAGCCCATATATACAGACACAAGATGATGCAGATGCTATGATGAATTGGATTATTAATAAGTTAATGGTACCTAAGAAGTCTGTTGGAATGAATATATTTAGTATTCCAACCTTACAACTTGGAGACATTGTAACTATAAACTATAAAGATTCTTCTGGCTTAGACCTAGTATCTAAAGATTCGTCTAGGTTTGTAGTTTATAATATAGAATATCAAAGATCAGAAAGTGGTCCAAACATGACAATTTATTTGAGTGAGGTATAAGATGACAATATCTCCAGTTCCACAAACTCCATCAAATGCAACAGTCGTAACAGCCTATTCTCCAGCACCAACAAAGACTGCTCCAATAGATACTGTTCTTTTTGATGACGAGTCTATGTCTCCAGAGATTATGGCTGATTTAATATTTGAAGATATTGGTGGTCACGAGTTATTAAGTATTTCTAGAAACGATATTATAAATGGTCAGAGAGTCTCTTATTCACCAATTAAAAATCTTGGACTTGTACAGCAAAGATATAATCCTAACAATATTTTAAGATTGCAGGCAACCTCTGATACATACTTTGCAAACTTTGCAATTAAGTTTGAAGAGAAGGTCCCTCTTGAAGCAAACGGAACAAATGGGGTAAATGTTTATATTGAGGAAGAGACTGGAGACTTGATTATTGAGACTGTTAATATGAATAATGATGAGCAGATAGAGATTCAAATCGCCATAAATGGTACAATATATGAAGCGAACTTTGGAGAAACTGTGTCATGATTACAAATAAGGGCAAGAGTATAATCGGGAAATATATGCTAGGGCAGGCCCCCGCCTATGCCTCATACCTTGCAGTTGGCTGTGGACCACAACCATTACAGACAGAAGATGTCGCAGATGACTTTGCAACAAAAACAAACCTAGATTTTGAAATGTTTAGAGTTCCTATATCCTCTAGAGGATTTATAAATGAAAACGGTATAGATAAGATAGTCTTAACAGCAGAACTACCAACAGAAGAAAGATATGAAATCACAGAGGTAGGACTATACTCAGCAGGCTCAAACCCTTCTGCTGGAGCCAATGACAGCAAGACTGTTTTTTCTTTTGCACAAGGAGAGACCTGGGTTCATCATACTCCAAGCGCAGCAACAGAGATACCAACAATTTCTATACCATTAGACGATCCAGAAGACGATAATGTTATTGGTGTAGATGGTGTATTTCAAACTAATGCAGATAATTCTATTTTTTATAAATCAGGTCGTATTGAGAGGTATGAACGTGCAAGGTTTTTAAATAACACAATATTAATTCAAGGAGATGATTCAGACTTAACACTAGATGGTGGAGGGTCAGGAGGAGTCGATCATATTGTTATTGAGCCTGGTTCAAACCACATACACTTAACTGCAGCAAATGTTGATTTTTCTAGAAACTCTCCAACAGATGAGTTAAGGTTTGCATTTTCTTTAGTTAACAAAGATGGAGATTCTTTAGCGGTTCCAGATACAGTTAGAATATTAATTGATTTTGCAGATACTGATATTGCAGAACCAGAAGTTTATGCAAGATTTGAGATTGATATTGAAAATGGTTTTGACGGATATGACTTTGAAACTAATAGATATTTTGTAGTAAAGAAACAATTACAAGAACTTTACACAACTCAAAACTTTACATGGCAGGCAGTCAATGTTGTTAAGATTTATGCATGTGTTCTTGACTCTACTGGAACATCTGGACCATTCCCTTCTCCTGATTATTATATTGCCTTAGATGCAATGAGGCTTGAAAACATTGCAACAACAAACCCTTTATACGGGCTAACTGGATATTCAGTTATTAAAAACGATAACTCTACAACTATTATTAAATCACCAAATACAAGTAATTATGTTGAATTTAGATTTTCTATTGGTGTAACCTAATGGTTGATTCAAACATTAAAAAAACAAGGGTTTTAAAATCATCCTTGCCTCCAGTTGACCATGACACAGGAAAATATAATATTAGATATAGAATTATATCTGAAGATAGAAACAGAACTTCGCACTGGTCTCCGATATATAACTCAGACGGCGCTGCCATAATTGGAACAACTGGTGCCCTTTCAATAACTGAAGAAATAATTACTGCAGTTTGGGGAGATGAAAACCTTCATCCAGAATATGATGTATTTGTTAGTTTTGATGGAGATCCATTTTTTTGGCACGGTACATCATCAGTTCACTCATATTCTTTTTTAAATGAAGGAACAACAACTGTACATGTAAAAATACAACTATCATCATCTAAAAAAGAAATAAAGGCAGGATTAGGAATCTTTGATTCTGGATCTCAATCTTTGATATAATCTAATAGGAGGAATAAAATGGCAAAAGTACCACTACCAGAAAGAGGGCAACCTCTTGATGTTACATATATCTATCAGTTAGCAGAAGCAGTAAACGATCTGTCTACTTCTATTTCTGATGCAACATATAACTACACAGATGTTGATGTAGTTGGAGCAGAAAAGAAAAGTCTAAAAACTTCAGACACAAAGTTTGTTGGAAAATATAAGTCAATTGCAAACAATGAAACAGTAACTGCTGGTCAAGAGAAAACATACTCTGTAACATTTTCTAACTTTAAGTTCCCTCCAATTGCTACTGCATCAATTGTAAACCTAAGTGGTACCACTGCTGGATCAAACACAAGTGTTGTAATAACTTCTATAACAACTTCAGAGGTTCAATTTATTGTAAAGTTTGGAACTTCTGGAACAGCATCAGTTGGTGTTAATGTTATTGCCATTGGGGTACCTAACTAACATGACTTGTAAAAGATGTGAAGGAAAAATGTTTGTTGATAGAATACATTCAAACGTAGATCACCTAGAGACATATTGTGTCAAGTGTGGAAATAGAAAATTCTATCATCCACCTAGCGAATCTGTGGAGGGAAAATGGTTACTGCAAAAGGAAAAATTCAGAGCGAAGCATATAATAGCGAACCTGTAATTTCTGGCGGTAAAAAGATTTGGTTTCTTAATGGAGACTTAGTAAGACTTCATCATAGTTCTAGATCAACAGGAATGGTAACTGTTTATAATATTAACAAAGATAGATTAGAAACTTGCCTTCGTTCTGATTTTAGAAGAAATAGGAAAAGAGCATACACAATTGCTGAGACTGCTAAGTTAGTTAATCGTCATAGAAAGTATATGCCAAGATTAATAAAACGAGGAGTCATTCCTCCACCAGTGGGGTCAAGCATTGATGGGAAAACAGGATTTCAAATAAGAGCATATTACTCAGAAGATCAGGTTAAAGAGATTTGTGCTATACTTGCAACTATACATATTGGACAACCAAGAAAAGACAAATTAATAACAAACAACATGACTCCTACAAGCCAAGAGTTGACAAGGCGAATGGGAGACGGTATACTTACATATACGAAGACAGAAGATGGACGATTTATTCCAGTGTGGAGTGAATCTATTTAATTATTGAATGGGTGGATAATGGAAAACGATAATACAAAGGTATCTGTAACACTTGGATATACGCTTAATCTAGGAAATTTTCAGTCACTACGCCTTGATTTGGGTATTGTAGATTCAAAGCGTGAAGGCGAAAATGTAGATGAGGCTTTTAGTCGTGTCTATAAGTTTGTAGAAGATAAACTTACAGAGAAGATTCAAGAAGCAAAATCTGAAATCTCAGAGTAATGGCTGATCGCAAAGACCGAATGGCTTTGCTCAGTAGGTTTAACAAGTTTTACTTGCAACGGTATGAGCAGAAGTCTAACATGAATCTAAACGTTGAGCAGTGGGCTGCTGATGCCCTTGTAGAGTCATATGGTATTGCACAGTGTTATGATATTCTTGAATATTACTTTAGCATTGCACAAGAACCATCCTGGAATTACTTTGCATATAATGCAGAAAAGATTATTAACGGAAAAGCAGAAGTAGAGCAAGATAAAAAAGAACGTGAAGAGCGCAGGAGATTAGCAAAGGAGTGGTTAAGTGAATAACACAGAGGCAAAGTTAATTTCTGCAGTATTGCAAGACAAACAAATTCACGTACTACTACAGGCAAACGTTGAAACACTACTAAGAACCCACAACGACGTATGGAACTTTATTCGTTTATATTCTGAAAATAATCAATGCCTACCGCCAGCAGATTTAGTTACAGAAAAGTTTAGAGACTTTGAACCAGTTCCAGGTATTGGAGCAACAAAACATCATCTAGCAGAATTACAAACAGAATATCTTAATGATAGCCTAAAAGATATATTGCGTAATGCTGCAGGAGAAGTACAAAGCGGTAATGGTGGGGAAGCCCTTGAACATCTAATTACAAAAACATCTGAGTTAAAAAAGAATACTTCTGCAATTCGTGACATTGATGCAACAGATCTTGAGTCTGCAGTTGCATACTACGAAATGGTCCAAAAACAAAAAGAGACTGGTCAGATAGGAATTAAAACAAACCTTCCAGGATTTGATAACTATTTGCCATCTGGAATTATGCCAGGACAACTAGGAGTGTTCCTTGCCTATCCAGGAATTGGTAAGTCATGGATGGCTTTATACTTTGCAGTTCAAGCATGGAAGCAAGGCAAGTCACCACTTATTATTTCTCTTGAAATGTCTGAGACAGAGGTTCGTAATCGTATTTTTGCAATTATGGGTGAAGGTCTTTGGTCACATAGAAAATTATCTAATGGTGAAGTTGAGATTGATATGCTTAAGAAGTGGCATGCCAATAAGGTTGCTGGTCGTCCAGAGTTTCATATTATCTCAAATGATAGCGGTGGAGAAGTAACTCCTTCAGTTATTCGTGGAAAGATTGATCAGTACCGTCCAGACTTTGTGGTTGTTGACTACTTACAACTTATGTCTCCAAACCAAAAGGCTGATTCTGAAACGGTACGAATGAAGAACCTTTCAAGAGAACTTAAACTAATGTCTATTGGTGAAGAAGTACCCATTATTGCTATCTCATCTGCAACTCCAGATGATGTAAAAGATCTATCAAGTCCTCCTACACTTGGACAAACTGCTTGGTCTAGACAGATTGCTTATGATGCTGACTGGGTTATGGCACTTGGTCGTGCAACTAATAGTGATATTATTGAATGTGTATTCCGTAAAAATCGTAATGGGTTTATGGGAGACTTTTTAGTTCAAGTAGATTTTGACAAGGGCTACTACAGGTATAAAGACTATGAGGAGAAATAATGTTTAATAAAAATAATAACAAACAGATATTTTTTAAAGAAACAACACCTGCAGCAAAACATCTGTTACAAATGCCAAAACCAGCAACAAACCATGTTCCTAAATGGTATAAGGATGATAAACTTTTTGTTAGTGGGCATAATGATTTTCTGAGGTCTTATCGTGATAAGTCAAGGGGTACATACAAGTTATGTGTTCCATTAGTAGACTCGCTAACCGCTGGTTATATTTTTGTTACTCCATGCGATATACTTGTAACCAATGCTTCTAAAGATAAATATACACCATTACTTCAATGGAAAGTAGACTGGGCTCCAGTGGAAGTGCAGCCACAAGAAATTTTGGCAAATTTACCAATACCTTTTGGTCACAGTTTAACTTCATTCAGATGGGCTACTGATTGGCAAATCATTACTCCAGAAGGATATAGTTTATGGATAACTCATCCATCTCATAGATATGATCTTCCATTTACTACAATGACTGCATTTGTAGACACCGACAGACATCCAAATAATCTTTTCTTTCCATTTTTCATAAGAGATGGATTTGAGGGTATTATTCCAGAAGGAACCCCTATAGCACAAGTTATACCAGTTAAAAGGGATATTTGGAAATCAGAAAAAATAGACTATGATCCAGAAAAAGAGTTTATGACTAACAATATTATGAAGACCAACATGATTAGAACATATAAAAATAAGTTTTGGTCAAAAAAAGAGTATAAATAGATTATGTTAAAAAATATATATACTCAGGATCAAATTAAACGTGTTCTTGTTGGTTCTGGAGTTGACATTGAGGCAGAGTTTGGTAACGACTTTATAATCTTTTGTCCTTATCATAATAACAATAGAACACCTGCTGGTGAAGTTGCAAAAGATAGTGGACTATTCTTTTGCTTTGGTTGCCAGACAACAAAGAACTTAGAAGAACTAATAATGCACATGTCTGGACGAACATACTTTGAGGCAGTTCGTTATATTAAAAGTAAAGAAACAGAGCACGATATTGAAAAGTTAGTTAATAAGACATTGGTTGCACCACCAGAGTTTACTCCATATGATGAGTTAATCTTAAAGCGTTTACATAACCAGTTGCTTGCAGAAGAAAAACCTAAAAATTATCTTAAGTATAGAAAGATTAACAGTTCTTCCTTTACAAAGTTTTCACTTGGATATTCAGAAAAACAAGATTCAATAACCATACCAATGCATTCACCAGATGGCATGTGCCTTGGTTTTGTTGCAAGAACCATTGAAGGTAAAGATTTTAAAAATACACCAGGATTACCAAAGGGTAAAATATTATTTAACCTGCACAGAATTAAATCATCTGGTACAGTATATGTAGTTGAATCATCCTTTGATGCTATTCGACTAGACCAAGTAGGTTTCCCAGCAGTTGCTACTCTGGGTGCTAATGTATCTAATTCTCAAATTAGATTGTTAGAAAAGTACTTCACAAACGTTGTACTAATTGCAGATAACGATGAGGCTGGTAATATAATGAAAGATAAGTTAGTTGAAAAACTTGGATCTTTGGTTACTACTATCAGGCTTGATAAAAAATATAAAGACATAGGTGATATGGATGATGAAGAAATTAAGAACTTAGAGTTCCAGTTTGACAAATCTATATCTGCTATGCTAAACTAATATAACAACACGAAGGAGAAAAATATGAGTATTGTAAAGGGACTGAAGAACATTGAAACCCTACTCGAAAAGCCAAAGTATGACGAGAATGCACCAAAGGTAAAGTGGCTAAAACTTGCCGATGGACAATCAGTAAAGATCCGATTCATTGAAGAGTTGGACGAAGATTCTGCAAACTATAATGCAGAGCGTGGACTTGCACTAGTTGTTAAGGAACACACAAATCCAAAGGACTATAAGCGTAAGGCTGTAGACACAATGGAAACAGAAGGCCGTGACTGGGCAGAAGAAATGCATCGCAAAGATCCAAAGGCTGGCTGGAGAGCCCGTCTTCGCTTCTATTGCAACGTTCTTGTAGACGACGGCATTGAAGCACCATATGTTGCAATTTGGAATATGGGTATTAGCAAGCAGTCATCATTTAATACAATTCGTGAGTATGCTCTTGAAACAGGAAGCATCTCTAACGTACTATGGAAGTTAAAGCGTAATGGTCAGGGTACTGAAACCAATTACACACTTATTCCATCAGCGCCAGATAAGGAACCATTTAACTGGGGAGACATCAAGCCTTATCCACTAGAATCTGCACTACGCAAGATTCCATACGCAGAACAAGAAGCGTTCTATTTGGGGTTTGACACTCCATCTATAACTTCATCTACCAACGCAGATTGGTAATATGAACTACGTAGGCTTACACGTACATACCCATTACTCACTATTTGACGGCGTAGCAACTCCAAAAGAGTATGTTGACCGTGCTAGTGCTTTAGGCATGCCAGCAATCGCAATCACAGACCATGGTACGTTGTCTGGTCATCGTGAGATGTATCGCATGGCTAAAGAAAAGGGTATTAAGCCGATTCTAGGTCTAGAAGGATATATGTGTGCAGACATATCTGATACACGAGATAAGTCTGAAAGAGAAGGTCAGCAAGATCTTGTCTATAATCACATTATCCTTCTAGCCAAGAATAAAATTGGTTTGGAAAACCTAAACAAGATTAGCGAATTATCTTGGACAGATGGATTTTTTAAGAAGCCAAGGTTTGATTTTGATATTCTACAAAAGTATCGTGAAGGAATTATTGTAACTTCTGCCTGTCCAAGTAGTGTTATTGTTAAGGCATTAGAAGAAGAAGAGTTTGCTCTTGCTAAAAAATATATTCAGTGGTTTAAAGATAACTTTGGCAGCGATTACTACATTGAGGTAATGCCACACAATGAAGCACACATAAACAAATACCTAATAGAACTAGCAGACGAGTTTGGCATTAAGGTTGTTGTGACACCAGACTGTCACCACGTTGACCAATCACAAAGAGAAGTACAAGAGTTTAAATTGTTGCTTAACACACATGGTAAAGTAAACAAAGAAGCAACATATGAAAAGTCAAAAAAGCAACCAGACATGATGAAGCGACTTGACTATCTGTATGGAGAAGATCGCCAGATAACATTTAATAAGTTTGATATCCACCTTTTGTCTTATGAGGAGATGAAGGCAGCGATGGAATTGCAGGGTATTGATAGACCTGACATCTATGCAAACACACTCCTACTAGCAGACACAGTAGAAGACTATGAAATACAAGATGGACTAAACCTACTACCAGTTCAATACAAGAGTCCAGATAAGGAACTTGCTAAGATTGCTTTAGAAGGTTTACAACTAAAAGGTTTGTCAGAGAATAAAGAGTATCTAGATAGACTTGATGAAGAACTTAAAATTATTAAAGACAAGAAGTTTGCTCCATATTTCCTTGTAGTTCAAAGCATGATTGCTTGGGCTAAGAAGGAAGGTATCATGGTAGGTCCAGGTCGTGGATCTGCTGCTGGCTCATTGGTTTGTTACTCACTTGGAATTACAGATATTGATCCAATTAAGTACGGACTGCTGTTCTTCCGATTTATTAATCCAGAACGTAATGATTTTCCTGATATTGATACAGATATTCAAGATAACAGACGTGATGAAGTTAAAGATTATCTTGTTAGACAATATAGACACGTTGCATCTATTGCAACATTCCTTGAATTTAAAGACAAGGGTGTTGTGCGAGATGTAGCCAGAGTTTTAGATATTCCTTTAACAGATGTAAACAAAGTTTTAAAGTTGGTAGACACTTGGGACGAATATTGTTCATCAAGGACTACGGCTTGGTTTAGAGAAAAGTATCCAGAGGTGGAGGTTTATGGTGAACAATTACGTGGTCGTATTCGTGGTACTGGTATACACGCTGCTGGTGTGGTCACTAGCAAAGATCCGATTTTTAGGTTTGCTCCAATGGAAACGAGATCTAGTCCTGGGTCTGATGAACGTATACCTGTGGTTGGTGTCGACATGGAAGAGGCTGAACGCATCGGCCTTATAAAAATTGATGCACTTGGTCTTAAGACATTGAGTGTTATTCAAGATGCAGTTGCTATGATTAAAGAAAATCATTACAAAGATATTGATTTAGATTCTCTTGATCTTGCAGATGCAAAAGTTTATGAAATGCTTTCAGATGGATATACAAAGGGAGTATTTCAGTGTGAAGCAACCCCTTACACAAATCTTTTAGTTAAGATGGGTGTAAAGAATTTTAATGAACTTGCTGCATCAAATGCACTTGTTCGCCCTGGTGCTATGAATACTATTGGTAAAGACTACATTGCCCGTAAACACGGAAAGCAAAATGTATCTTATACGCACCAAATTATGAAAGAGTTTACGGAGGATACCTATGGCTGTGTTCTTTACCAAGAGCAAGTTATGCAAGCATGCGTACACCTTGGACAAATGTCCATGTCGGAAGCAGATAAAGTTAGAAAAATCATTGGAAAGAAAAAGGATGCTAAAGAGTTTGACGTATACAAAGAGCAATTTGTCAAAGGTGCTTCTGCCTATATTGCTCCCAATCAGGCTCTTGATTTATGGCATGACTTTGAAGCACATGCGGGGTACTCATTCAACAAGTCTCATGCGGTTGCTTACTCTACGCTCTCGTATTGGACGGCGTGGTTAAAATACTACTACCCTCTTGAGTTTATGTTTGCATTACTTAAGAATGAAAAAGACAAAGATGGTCGCACAGAATATCTAATTGAAGCAAAGCGTATGGGAATCCCTATTAAGTTGCCACACATTAATGATTCTGACTTTGACTTTAAGATTGAAGGTAAGGGAATTAGATTTGGATTGACTGGAATTAAGTTTATTTCAACTAACATTGCTGAAAAATATGTTGCTGCTAGACCTTTTAGTTCCTATAAAGAACTTGAAGAGTTTACTTTTACAAAAGGCAATGGAGTAAATAGTCGTGCACTTAATGCTTTACGTGTTATTGGCGCAGCAACATTTCCAGATCAGCCAAGAAATGATAGTGAGATTAAAGAAAATCTATACGAATATTTAAACCTTCCAGAGTTTAATATTACAATACCATCTCACTATTATGCATTTATTCAGGATGTTGACTCATTTGAAGAAAAGGGGTCTTTTATTCTTATGGGAATGGTCAAGGCAATTAAAAGAGGAACAGGATGGTCACGAATTGAAATTTTGGACAAGACTGGCAGTGTTGGTATATTTGATGAAGAGTCTACGACTATTGAGACTGGCCGTACTTATCTTATTCTTGCAAATGATAATAGGATTGTGTCTGCAATACCTGTTGACGAGATAAAAGGATCTTCTAACGCACTAGTAAAGTTTTTAAGTTATAAGCAATTGCCTTATTCTGAAGAAGAAATGTTTGTTGTTTCTTTTAAACCAAGAATGACAAAGGCTGGAAAGAAGATGGCTTCTCTAACTTTGGCAGATACAAGTAGAGAACTTCACTCTGTAACTGTATTTCCTACCGCATTTCCTAGAGCATACATGCACATTGAAGAAGGTAAGGCTTATAAGTTTAGTTTTGGAAAAACGAAAGACGGAACAGTAACATTGGAGGATGTACATGTTTGATCAATTAGCAGAAAAAATACACGCAAATGCAATAGAGAAAGGGTTTTGGGATCGTCCAGCAGATGAAATTTTTGTAACAAAGCAAATGATGATGATCGTATCTGAAGTTGTTGAAGCAATGGAAGCATTAAGAAAAGAGATGGACCCAGATCAATTATCAGATGAGTTTGCAGACATTATAATTCGTACCCTAGATCTTTATGCAGGCATGGTAAAGGCAGGGTATGTAACTAAATCATTAGATTCTGCAGTTAAACAAAAGATAGAAAAAAATCAGGATAGACCAAAGAAGCATGGGGTAAGATTTTAATGGCAGTCACAATGGAAGAAGTATTAGCACAGTTAGACCCTAAATTAAGAAAGAGATTGGGTAGTGGTGTTGGAGTAAACTTTGAGTATCAGCCTACTCCAAGTTTTGGATTAAACCGTGCACTAGGCGGAGGACTGCCTTATGGACGACAGGTCCTTATCTGGGGATCAAAGTCGTCTGCAAAGTCCTCTATGTGCCTTCAGATGATTGCTATGGCACAAAAAGAAGGCAAGGTCTGTGCATGGATTGACTCTGAAATGTCATACTCTGAAGACTGGGCTGTAAAACTTGGGGTAGATCCAACTAAACTAATCTACTCACAAGCAAGAACTATCAGTGATATGGTAGATGTAGGTGTTGGACTAATAAATGCTGGTGTTGACTTAATCGTAATAGACTCTATTACATCAATGCTTCCTGCAATCTATTTTGAAAAAGATACCGATGATATGAAGGCATTAGAAAATACAAAGCAAATCGGAGCAGAGTCTCGTGACTTTAGTAATGCTTGGAAGATGCTTAACTATGCAAACAATAAGGTTAAGCCAACCCTACTTGTACTTATTTCTCAGTCTCGTAATAATATTAATGCTATGTATACTAGCCAACAACCTTCTGGTGGTCAGGCTACTAAGTTTTATTCCTCATGCGTTATTAAATTGTTTTCATCAGAGTCAGACAATCAAGCACTTAAAGGCAAGATTAAGGTAGGAGATAAACTAATTGAAGAAAAAGTTGGTAGAAAGATTCGCTGGGAACTACAGTTCTCCAAAACCTCTCCAGGGTTCCAATCTGGTGAGTATGATTTTTATTTTAGAGGTGACGATATTGGTATTGATGCCATTGGTGATTTGGTTGATACAGCAGAGTCAGTAGGACTGGTTAATCGTACTGGTGCATGGTATCAACTTGATGATGGTACAAAAGTTCAAGGAAGAGATGGATTTATTAGTCGTGTAAGAGAAGACCTTGATTTACAGCAAAGCCTAAGAGATAAATTGGCAAATGGCTGATAGTAATTTTACTATATATCATGGAAAGTTTCCATGCAAAAAATGCCATGAAGAAGTCTTATCTTTAAGACTTTGGAGTGAAACTGGAGATGCAACCTGGATGTGTTCTGCAAAGCATGTGTCAAAAGTTGCGCTAGTGCCATCAAAAAAGAAAAAGAAAGATTTTGTTAATGAGTGAGAGGTCTGAGTCAAAGCGTATAGGGGCTAAGCAGCACAAGAACTCTGGTAGGAATAACACTAAGGGTGATGCATCTTGGAATAATTTTGTAATAGACTTTAAAGAATGCTCTAAGTCTTTTACCTTAAATCAAGATGTTTGGGCTAAGGCTACAACTGATGCATTAAAGAAAAGTATGGATCCTGCTTTGATTATTGTGCTCGGTGAGGGTACACAAAAAGTACGCCTTGCTATAATAGAGTTAGATATGTTAGAACAGTTAATAGAGGAGAACAAGAATGTCAAATGAGGGTCCACAAAAAACAACACTAGAGCAAGTAAATGGTTTGGCTGAGATTGCAGAGTATATGAATGATGAAGAACTTACAGTTGCTCTTACAATGATTGCTAAAATAATCATTAAACCAGACATTCCAATTCAAGTTGCAAGTCTTGAGATTGTTAGACTACAGGCAATTGCAGCAAAGATGTCATTAAAGGCTACATGGATGGCCAATGTTGATAAAAGTGACAGGGCAAAGAAAAATATTTACTATACCGCAGCAGAATCAATCAATGATTTGGTATCAGCATTAAAATACATTATGCGCTAACCTGCTATACTTATATAAACAAGGGATGATAATGACTAAAAATTTACTACAGCAAATAATGATTAGAGAACCAAAGAAGATAGAGATTATAGACACTCAGGCATTGATTGAAAAGATTCAGTCAGGTTATACAGTTAAACGTGTAGATAAATTTCAAACAAAGAAAACTTTTGCACCATCAACAATTGCATACTCTCATGGTGAGTGCCCAAGATATTGGTACCTTGCATTTGAGGGTGCAGTCTTTGAGGATAATGCAGATGCTTATGGAGCAGCAAATATGACTGCTGGTACTAAGTCACATGAACGCATTCAGCAGGCTATGATGGATTCTGGTATTGCAGAAATATATGAATCAGATGAAGGTCCAACAACAGAGTTTAAGATTGTTAACAATGATCCACCTATCTTTGGTTATGGTGATGCCATGATTAATTGGGAGGGTGAACAGATTGTTGGAGAAATTAAGACCATGCTCAATGAAGGTTTTGAGTATCGCAAGAAGGCGTTAAAACCAAAAACTGGCCACTTAATTCAATTACTTATTTATATGAAGATTCTTAAAAAATCAAAGGGTGTGTTGATTTATGAAAACAAGAATAATCATGAGTTGCTAGTTCTTCCAATAGAAGTAACAGATTATTATCGTCAATGGATTGACGAAACATTTCAATGGATGAGAGATGTTCGTAAAGCATGGACAGATAAAACACTACCTACAAAAAACTACAGATCAAATTCAAAAATCTGTAAGACATGTCCAATTCAAAAAGCATGTGAAGATGCTGGCACAGGGGTAGTAAAACTTAAATCCCTGGAGGGGCTCAGTGAAGTTATGTAGTGTATGCGATACATCATTTAAACCTAAAGTAACTTATCAAATTTACTGTACTAAGGTTTGTAGAGATATTGCAACCAGAGAAAAGATTGTGGAAAGATATAATGTCACAAAAAGACAAAAGCGAAAAGGCAAAAAGCGTTTATGTCTTGGCGGTTGTGCACAAGAACTTTCTATCTACAATGACTCTGGATTTTGTTCAAACTGTAATGTTAGTGAAAAAGCAGTTGCAAAAATGTTAAAAGAATTGAAAGGCTATATTCAGTATGAGCAAGACTAAGTGGGGAGCAGAGGCTGAGCCAAAGACTATTTGTGCTATTGATGCAAGCACTAATAGCCTTGCTTTTGCTTTGTTTGATACCCAACAAAAAACATTGGGCAGTATAGGTAAGATTTATTTTGAAGGAAACAACATCTATGAAAAGGTTATGGATGCTGGTAAAAAGGTAAAAGCATTTATTGATTACTACGGTAGTTTTGATGCAATAGTAATTGAACATACAGTATTCATGAATAGCCCTAAAACTGCTGCAGATCTTGCATTAGTTCAAGGGGCTATTCTTGGAGCAGCAGGCCAGTCTGGAACAAAGCAAATAGGCAGGGTTTCTCCAATAACTTGGCAAAACTTTATTGGAAACAAAAAGATTTCTAAAGAAGAACAGTTGGTTATTCGTGCACAAAACCCTGGAAAGTCTTTATCTTGGTATAAGGCTTATGAAAGAATGCTTCGTAAAGAAAGAACTATTAATTTTATTAATATTAATTATGACAGAACAATTACAGACAACGATGTTGCAGATGCCTGCGGTATTGGTCATTGGGCTGTAAAGAATTGGGATAAAGCGATAGGGGAAAGCAAATAATGCCTGAGTTAAATGCAAACATACCACCAATTGAATGCTATGTTCGTGGTAATTTTTTAAGAGATCAAGAAGATAGTCATGACAAATATTTTCCATGCGTTATCTTTGGTGTTTCAAGTATTAAGAGTAGAAGTCCACTGTTTCATTTTCTAATGGAAGATGGAGGAATTTGGTGGAGAATGCCAATCAATGCTTTTTGTACTAAGCCAGGAGTTCCAGAGGAGCCAATTCATAATCTTGTCTTATGGAATTCTTTTAGCCCATATATTTCTGTTACAAAGTTTGAGAACTTAAGCAATATGAGAATGTCATACATTGACAGAACAAAAACAAGTATTCTTGGAACATATTTATTTACTCTTGACTGGCATAATCCAGAAACAAACATACTAGATGATGGATACTCTGAAAATCCAGGGCAGCATAAATGTGGACATGTAATTCAAAGAGATGATGGAAACTTTGCTATTCAGCCTAACAATCGGGTAAGGCTAAAGGAACCCTCATTTGTAACAAAAAATGATCTAGTTATACAAAGACTCATTAATACAAATAAGTGGGACGTTGAAAGTTATGACAAGTGGATGCTTGAAGACTCAAACGCCTACGACTATGAGGTTATTGACACAGGGGTTGACAAATAACACCATGCCTGCTAAACTATATACATCAGAAGTCTATATGCGTAAGCGATATCTTATGGATAAAAAGACTCCAGAAGAGATTGCAAAGGAGTGCGGAGCCAGTGTTGAGACTATCTACGTATACCTTGCAAAATTTGGATTAAGGAAATCTAAAAGATGAAAAAGATTAAATATTTTATGTCATTCATATCATTAGTAATGGCTGTTGGGCTTATAACTGCAATTGCTACACTTAAAAACATTCCAGAATCATTTGACTGGAACCTAGAGGAAGATGAAGATGAGAATTATTAAGCATTTTGTAGATGTTGCAAAGGCACTTACACAAAGACTATTCTGTAAGCATACAGAGTCTTCAATATCATCTTGTCCCTTTACTGGTAGAACATATACAACATGCTTAAATTGTTTTAAAAGATTAAAAGTTGAGGTAACTCCGTGAGTGATAACCTACATATTACTGTTGATCAGGTAAACCACCCCGTTCATTACACATCAGATCCTTCTGGTGTTGAATGTATTCAAATTACTAGACATAGAAACTTTAATATTGGTAATGCATTCAAGTATTTGTGGAGAGCAGGGCTTAAAGATGAAGCAAAAACAATTCAAGATTTAGAAAAAGCCATCTTCTATATTAAAGATGAAATAAATAGATTAGAGGGAAAGTATGTCAAGTGAGGCAGAACTTATTCAACATCTTGATGAAGTTAATCAAGTAGTTACAGAATACCTTAAGGGTAATGATCCTACAGTTATTTCTAAAGAACTAGACATTCCAAGAACTCGTGTTGTATCTTTAATTAATGAGTGGAAGGTTATGGCATCTGCAAATGATGCTATTCGTGCCCGTGCAAAAGAGGCATTAGTAGGTGCTGACACACACTATACAAAGTTAATTACAAAGGCTTATGAAGTTATTGATGAGGCAAGCCTATCAACAAACCTTACTGCCAAGACTGCTGGCATTAAACTAGTTTTAGATATTGAGTCAAGAAGAATTGATATGCTGCAAAAGGCTGGACTTCTTGAGAACAAAGAACTTGCAGAAGAAATGATTGAGATTGAAAGACGACAAGAAGTTCTTGTTGGAATACTAAGAGACATTGCTTCAGAGCATCCAGAAGTCCGTGATATTATTATGAAGAGGCTTTCTGCTATTGCAAAAGAAGGAGAAGTGATTACTGTTGTCCACGATGTTCAATGATTTTCTTGAGGTATTAAAAGAAAATCACTTTGTTGAAACTCCAGTTGATGTAAAGACATTTGTCCAGTCACCTGATTATCTTGGTCAACCACTTTTATCTGATATTCAATATGAAATTGTAGAGGCAATGAGCCAGATATATCGTAAAGAAGATCTAATAGAGATTATGGGAGATGTTGAAGGCACCAAACACTTTAACAAATATACCAAGAATGAACTAATTCTTCAACTTGGCAAGGGTAGCGGTAAAGATTTTATTTCAACTGTAGCATGTGCATATGTAGTATATAAACTGTTATGTCTTAAAGACCCTGCAATTTATTATGGCAAGCCTGCAGGAGATGCTATTGATATTATTAACGTTGCTGTTAACGCACAACAGGCTAAAAACGTTTTCTTTAAAGGTTTTAAAACAAAGATTGAGAAGTCACCTTGGTTTGCTGGAAAGTATAATGCCAAGGCTGACTCAATTGAGTTTGACAAAGCAATTACTGTTTACTCTGGACACTCAGAAAGAGAATCTCATGAGGGCTTGAACTTGCTTATGGCAGTACTTGATGAGATTTCTGGTTTTGCAAGTGAGGTTGTGTCTGGAAATGAGCAAGGAAAGACTGCTGATAACATTTACAAAGCATTCCGTGGAACAGTAGACTCTCGTTTTCCAGACCTTGGAAAGGTTGTTTTGCTTTCTTTCCCAAGATATCAGGGCGACTTTATTTCTCAACGATATGAGTCTGTTATTGCTGACAAAGAAACTGTTGAGCGCAGACATACTTTTATTATGAATGAAGATTTGCCACACGATGATCCTGGAAATCAGTTTGAAATTTCGTGGGATGAAGACAACATTCTCCAATATAAAATTCCAAGGGTATATGCATTTAAAAGACCTACATGGGAAGTAAACCCAACCCGTAAGATAGAAGACTTTAAAGTAGCGTTTTACACTGATCTTGGTGATGCCATGATGCGTTTTGCATGTATGCCAACCTATTCATCTGATGCTTTCTTTAAGCAGATTGACAAGGTTGAGAAGTGTATGAACACTAGAAACCCGCTAGACTCATTTAGAAGGTTTGACGAAACGTTTGTACCAGATCCAGATAAGACATATTATATTCATGCTGACCTTGCACAAAAGCACGATAAGTGTGCGGTAGCAATTGCTCACGTAGATAAATGGGTAAATATCCAAGTAATCAAAGATTACGAGCAGGTAGCACCAATTGTAGTAGTAGATGCAGTTGCATGGTGGGAGCCGAGAGCAGAAGGACCTGTAAACCTATCTGAAGTTAAACAATGGATTATGAACCTACGTAGACAAGGTTTTAATATTGGTATGGTTTCTTTTGACCGTTGGCAATCATTTGATATTCAAAATGAGTTACAAGCAGTTGGAATTAGAACTGAGACGGTCTCTGTTGCCAAGAAACACTATGAAGACCTTGCTATGATGATTTATGAAGAGCGTGTTTCTATTCCAAGAATACCTATCCTATTAGAAGAAATGTCAGAACTTAAAATTATGAAGGGTAATCGTGTAGATCACCCAAGAAAAAAGTCTAAAGACTTAGCAGATGCCGTGACAGGCGCTGTATTTGGTGCTATTTCTCATACACCAAAGAGTAATAATACTGAGATAGAAGTCCATACTTGGTCCTCTTCGGCAAGACTTGCAGAAAGAGAGCAGGGTATGGTAAAATTAGATAATCGAGAAATGCCTGACGACGTTAAGGACTTTCTTGACGGATTTAACTTAATTTAACATTCTGGTCGTGGGATCAGATAAAACTAACAAGGAGAAAGAATGAATTCATTTAAGAAAATCGCTCTTGCCGTGGTTGCAGCCATGACATTGGGCACAATCGTAGCAACACCTGCAAGTGCTGCCGTAATGACAGTGGCTGTATCGCTAAACGGAACTGCAAATACAACAAATTCCGCTATTGCTACACCTGCTGCATTGCCAGTACCATCAGACAACAAGATTGATGCAACAGATGCACTTAGATTTGTTGCAACTGTTGACACAGGAACAGCAGTTACTGTATCAGCAACCAACGCAACAATCGTGTCTGCTCTACACTCAGATGCAGCACCAATTGGAGCATCGTCAGGATCATCATCTTTGACAATCGCAACAGGTACTGGAACAACTGCAACATTTTTTGTCTACACAAAGACAACAGCAATTGGTACAGTTACAGTTACTAACCAGGGAACTACTTTTACATACTATGTACAGGGTACTGCTGGACTAATTAACAACCTATCAGTTTCTGCTCCAACAGCAGGTGCTGCTGGCACAAAGCATGATATTCTAGTTACAGCAACAGATGTATTTGGAAACAAGGTTTCTGGTAAGTCACTTACTGCAACAGTATTTGCTGCAACAGCAGTCATGGATACAGCAACAGCAACAACTGGTGCTACACTTTCAGACTTTGGAGTAGCAACATTTAAGGCAACACTTCCAGCAACTGGAAATCGTTCACTTATTATGTTTGCTCCAACTACTGCTGGCGATGCATCAACTGCTGATGTGGTTGGTCTAACTGTTCGCACACTTGCACCATTTGCAGAAATTGCTGTTCGTGATCTAGTATCAGAACTTGCTGCTGAAAAGGCTGCAAAGGATGCAGCAGTTGCTGCACTTGCTGCTGAGAAGGCTGCACATGATGCAACTAAGGCTGCAGATGTTAAGGCTCTTGCAGATGCAAAGGTTGCTGCAGATAAAGCACTTGCTGATGCAAAGGTTGCTGCAGATGCAGCACTTGCTGCAGCAGTTAAGGTAGAAACAGATAAGGCTGCTGCTGCTAAGTTAGCATCAGATGCTGCTCTTGCTGCTAAGGATGCTCAGATTGCTAAGTTAACAGCAGATAACGCTGCTGCTCTTGCATCACTAAAGAAGGCATTTAACACACTTGCAAACAAGTGGAACAAAAAGAATCCAAAGGCTAAGGTTACTCTAGTTAAGTAACAAAACCTTAAAAGTTTGGGAGTCAGGAAACTGGCTCCCTTTCTTTTTGTCCTCATGTCTAATTGAATAATTTGATATAATAGGTAAGAGGAGAGTCCACCACTTGAAAAAACTCTTGCGTATATTTACAGTTTCTATACTTGCTTTTGCTTGGCTTTTAATAGCCCCTACAGAGGCTAATTCTGACGACCCTCTAACCGTTGCAGCCCAAGAAATACAAGAACTTAATAGCAAAGTAAGCAATTTAGTTTATCAAGATGATTTTATAGATCTTATAGACATAGCAGAAAACAAGTTTGACTATGCCAAAAATGCGATGGAACTTAGAGATGATGCAACCGATGCCCACGAAGATGCAGTAGAGGCAGAAGCCACAGCCTTAGAAGCAAAGAACCTTGCCCAGTCAAATGTGGATGGTCAGACAGCCACAGTAGCCTCGGCCCTTGAACATAAAGACAACGCTCTTGAAGAAAAGAATGATGCTCAAGATGCACTAAGCATAGCCAATATTAATGTTCAAACCACTCAATCAAATATGCAGGCTGCTGGAGGAACAGGTTTGGCATACACTGTTTATACTCTTGTTAGACAAGGTAATGTCGCTACCCCAGGATCTGTGCTTTGTTCTGGCACTTGGAACTCAAGCCACATGCAACTACCAGTTTGTGGTAACAGATACGAAAACTTTATAGTTAAGTTCACTGGTCAAATAACAGTACCGTCTTGGTTCACATCAACATATTTTGCAGGATATACAGATGATGGATTTAGAATGTATGTAGACGGAAATCTTGCAATAGATCAATGGATAGAGCAAGGAACTACCTGGAGCGACTATTCACCAGTATATGATGTTAGCGAAGACAAAACATTTAGTGTAGAGATTTGGTGGTATAACGGTGGAGGCCCAGGATCTTATCATCTTGGATGGGCAATTCCTGGAGGCTGGACTGGAGCAGGTTGTGACTATGCTGGAGATCCACGAGTATGGGGAGAAAATTTTAGTTGTAATCTTAATACATTTTCCTCTGGATCAGGACCAACCCAAGCACAGATAAATGCATATGATGAAGCACTTGCAGCAAGGACTACTGCACAAACAAATTATAATAATAAGTTAGAAGCATACAATGACAAACTAAGCGTATACAACTCTGAGAATGCAATACTATCATCAATGAATCAGGTTTTGCAAACCAAAACACAGGAACATCTTAATGCAGTTGCAGATACAGAAGATGCTTTAGAGTTGAAGAATAGCAGAATAGAAATATACAATCAGTCAATCGTTGACTTAAATAATTCTATTAATGATGCATGGGAATATTACTACGAGCAAGCACAAAGAGAACTTAATGCTGCTATTGCTCAAGCAGCAGCCAACGCTGCAGCCAATGAGCCTACCCCAGAACCCACACCAGAGCCTTCTCCAGAACCAACTGAAGAACCAACAGATGACCCAAGCCCAGAGCCTTCACCAGACCCAACAGATGAACCAACTGAAGAACCTACTCCAGAGCCTACAGCAGACCCTACAGAGGAGCCTACACCTGAACCTACCCCAGAAGTTACCCCAGATCCAGAACCAACTGAAGAGCCAGTTGTAGAGCCTACTGAAGAGCCTACCCCAGAACCCACACCAGAGCCTGGACCAGAGCCAGAGCCAGAAGAGAATCCTTGGACTGAACCAGATGTAGAAATTACTGATGAGGTATTGGCAGCACTTGTTCCTGAAAAAGGAACTGGAACATCAGAAGATTTATCTGGAGTTATTGCCAACCTCACAAGCAAGGATAATAAGTTAGTTACACTTTCACCTGAGCAAGTAGCAGCAGTTAGCCAAACTCTTAAGTCTTTGACCCAAGAGGCAAAGTCAGAGATTTCTGAAGATCTTGGCATTAAAGCATCAGAAGTTGCACAAATTGCTGAGCAGATGAAGGACAACCCAGCACTTGCTGCAGCATTTGTTGAGTTCGCAGATAGAGCAGAAGAAGCAGGGGATTCAGCAATGCCATTTACATTAGCAGATGCAGTAACAGAGGTTCAAACAGAGGCATTTCTTGCTGACCCATTGGGAGCAATTACAGAGATAGATTTTGAAAAGGTTTTAAACCCAGCAGAATGGGGAAAGGATATGACTGACGACCAAAGAGAAAAGGTTCAGGAAGTCATAATTCCAGTAATTATAGTATCAAACATTATTAGTTCTGTTATGTCAACAAGGAGGTTATAATAGGATGGTTATGAATAAAGTTAAAGAAAGTATAAGGGTGATTTTAGGCAAAATAAAGATGCCTAAAATTGCAATCCCTAAAATAAAAATACCAAGCATTAAAATCCCAAGCATCAAAATGCCAAAGTTTAAGATGCCAAAAATGTATATGCCAAAGGTAAATATTCCAAAAATATCTATTCCAAAGATTAAAATGCCAAAAATAGATATGGAAAAACTAAAAGCATATGCTGCAAAGTATTTTCCCATTATTAAAAAAGTATTTGAAATTTTGGTAAAGATCGTTAAAGGATTTATCTCATGGCTTTGGAAAGCAGTTAAAGAAAGTATTGCTCAGGTTTGGACACTACTTGGATTCTTTATTGCATGGCTTACGCTTACAGGGACAGCACAGCAGGTAGTTGGAATGGCAACATTAATTGCTACTGCTATCTGGCTTATAACAATACCATTGCGTGAAGACAAAGAAGAGTAGGATAGTTACTGATATGAAAAAAATAGCAGCCCTTTTATCAGCAACAGTATTATCATTAATGTTAACATCTTGTGGTTTACTAGAAAATAGATATCGTTATGATTGCCATGACCCTGAAAACTGGTATAATAAAGAGTGTAATCCACCAATCTGCCAAGCAGATGGATTATGCACTAAAGACATACTTGGTTTTGATCCTACGGAGGGTAGCGTAAATGAGTAAAAAAAGATATACATCAGATGAACTAGATGCACGACTAAAGTTTTTTCTTGGTATGACACTAGGAACAATCTTGTTGTTTACAACAATGGGTATCTTGTATGCCCTTGTTTTTGTAACACAGCCAATTGGAGAGCAGTCAGAAAATGACAAGATGTTCTTCAATGTATTATCATCTGTTGCAACATTTATTACTGGCACACTTGCTGGTATTTTAATTGGCAAAAATGGCGGGGGTTCAGATAACTCACAGCCTAATCAAGTATCTGAGCCTATGACTAATAGTGTTGTAGATGATCTTGATGACATTGATGATTTTATTGAATAAATAATACATTACTTGACGGCCCTCTTTGGGCAATGGTATACTTGATTATAACCTATCTGGAGAGGGCCTACAATTTTGTATAATCCGAATTCTGTTCCAAGTTTTTTTATTAAAGAAGCATCTTCTGGAACTGTAAAAATTGAAAAATATATGAATAGTTTTGGTCTTTATAATAATAACAAGCAATGGATGTGTTATCTTAACCATGACTCTGTTATTAAAGAAATGTATTCTTCTTATGATCTAGCACATGGAGACGTTATTGTTTCTGGTTTAGGGTTTGGAATACTTGCTTTATGGCTTTGCAGTAAGGAAGAAGTAGATAGCGTTACAGTTATAGAATTTTCATCAGATGTTATAAAATTATTTAAAGATTCAAACATTGTTCCAGATAAATTAAACATTGTTAATGCTGATATAAGAAGTTATAATACAGATATAAAGTATGACGTAATGTTGTTAGATCACCATGAACTGGAAGACTTTGATTTTAGGTTATTTGACATTGAAGAAATTTCTAACAGAATTAAACATAAGTATATGTGGTCTTGGTCTTTAGAATTAATGTACATATTTAAAATGTATGCAAATGAAGATCATAAAGTCCAAGAGAGCCTATGGTACGATCTAACAATTAAATGCGAAAAAGACTTTAGTACACTCTGGAATGATTTTGTAGATAATTTTTTTCCTAAAGAAGAAATGCTAAAAAATATAAGCAATCAAAAAATAAATGAGTATGTGTATACATACTATAGCCCGAAATTTACCAAGTTTGACTTTTTAAAGTGAGAACGGTATACTTAAATATACCTAATCTGGGAGGGGTTTTGTCATGACTTGCATTGTCGCTCTGCGCCATGAAGAAAAAGTTTATATGGCAGGAGATCGTGGAGCATCAGATGATGGAGTTATCCTTTCACTTGAATCGCCAAAGGTTTGGAAAGTTGGACCCTATCTAATTGGATATGCTGGCTCAATGGACGGGGATAGAATAAGACACAACTTCAGACCATCAGCACCTAACATTAAAGACACAGATAGGTTTATGCACACAAAGTTTATTAAAGAACTTCGTGAATTCTATAATGAGTTCTGGATTGACACATCTAAAGAAGGTGAACTTAGTTTAATTATTGGTATTCGTGGAGAAATCTATGAGCATAGTTCTGGAGATATGTCTTTATCTAAATACTCTTTGCCATATATGTCTATTGGTTCTGGAGCAGAGTACGCTTATGGGGTTTTGTATGCAACAGATAAACAAAAAAATGCAAGGAACAGAGTAATTCAAGCAGTATCAGCAGCAATTAAATTTAACCCATCATGCATGGGTCCAATTGACATCATAAGTGCCTAGGAGTATACTTAGTATATGAACGAAGAATTTGAAGAGATCCTAAAGGACATTCAGAATATAGAGTCAAATTTTGATGAGTTTGAAATTTGGCTTGAAAACGGAATTGAACGGGGATGGGTAACTGAACCGTTCTGTAATACTCATGAGGGTGATCCCTATATGAATGAAGAAGAACAGAAGGAATGGGAAGAGGGCGGAGACCCTTGCCAAGTAGTAATTAAAATCAAAGAAAACTAACAAGGAGAAACAATGAAGAAAATCGCAGTGGGAATTATTGCAGTACTTAGTTTAGTATTGCTACAACCAGTACAAGCACAACCAAATAAATCAATTGTTATTATTGATACAGCAATTGATTCATCTATTCCACAACTAAAGGCAAAACTTGTACAGGAAGTTTGTATTCTTGGAAGCATGGTTTGTCCAAATGGTCAAAAATTCCAAGAAGGTACTGGAGCAGCAACTCTTCCATCAGCACAAGCACTAAAGGGTGGATTTGAACATGGAACGATTATGGCACTTATTGCTAATAAGGTTAATCCAGATGTTGATCTTATCTTTATCAGAATTGCTGGTATGACAAAGCGTGGAACAATGGATACATATAGTATTACTGAAGTGGAAAAGGCTCTTACATGGGTAGTCAACAACAAGCAAAAGTACAATATTGTTTCAGTTTCTGCTTCACAAGGAAACCATAATATAAGAACTGGACTAAATTATTGCCCAATTAGAGCAACTCATTCACAACTTATTGGAAACATTGATAAGTTGTCTTCCGTTGGAGTTGCAACCATGTTTGCTGCTGGAAACCAAAGAGACTATTCAAGAATTAACTTTCCAGCATGTATTACACAGGCTGTAGCAGTAGGTGGAGCAACAGAAGATAATGCAATGGCTCCATACTCAAATGCTGCACCAGAGGTAGACTTTTACGCTCTTGGAGCATTTGACACACAGGTTGGTAGGTCAGTTGGAACATCTGCAGCAACTGCAGCATTTTCTGCACACTGGGCTAAAAATTACAAGGGTACATATCAATCAACTTATGATTACTTTGTATCAGTATCTAAGTCAGCAGTAGGAAGATCAACTACAACTAATAGGCTTGTAAGTCTTTTAGGTTAATTGGTTTTGGTCTGTAACTCAGATGGTAGAGTGCCGAACTGTTAATTCGGATGTCGCAGGATCGATACCTGCCAGACCAGCAAAAGCGAGTGTTGCATAATGGTAGTGCTTCTGCCTTCCAAGCAGATGGTGCCAGTTCAATTCTGGTCACTCGCTCCAGGGCCCTATCTTCTAGTGGTTAGGATACCAGGCTTTCATCTTGGTGAGCAGAGTTCAATTCTCTGTAGGGCTACAAAAGTTTGATATAATATATATGTACCTGCCAAATGGGGGTACATTAACTTATTCGCTTGAAAGGGGAATAAAATGGTAGTAACACATGCAATGGATCTATTCAATGATCCTTTTTTTATTGGGTTTAACAGAGAGTTAGCCCGTTTGAATACAGCACATAAAACAAATTCACAATCATACCCTCCGTATGATCTTCTTAAACTAGATGAAGATACATATAGAATCTCTTTGGCTGTTGCTGGATTTTCCAGGGAAAATATTGATATCTCAGTAGACAATGGAACTCTTATTATTAAGGGTGAGATTGTAGAGGTAGTAGACGCTGAAGTGGTTCATAAGGGCATTGCTGGTCGTAAATTTGTACGATCATTTGCTCTTGGAGAATATATGGAAGTAACTGGTGCAGAAATGAAGGATGGTATGCTGCATATTAATGTAGATCGTATTATTCCTGAAGATAAAAAGCCAAAAACTATTGAAATCAAACTTGCTAAAAAGTAGTATATAGGCTATAATTGTATAAGAGACCTAGGCATGTCTTTATAAACTGCCCCTTAATATTAGGAGATAAAAAATGGCAGCAAAGGGTAGTCTAGAAGCAATCATTGAGGTTGCAAAGAAAGAAGTAGGAACTATTGAAGGTCCTAAAGATAACGAGACAAAGTATGGTAAATGGACTGGAATGAACTTCCAACCGTGGTGCCAATCATTTGTTTCGTGGTGTGCATTCACATCTGGTTTAGATGCAAAGAAGTATCCAAAGTCTGCATCAACAGTAGCAGCATCAGATTGGTTTAAAAAGAATGATCGCTGGGCAGATGCTCGTAATGATGATCCAACTCCAGGAGACTGGATTTATTTTGATTTTCCAGAAGATGGTGTAAACCGTATTTCACATGTTGGTATTTGTATTAAAAATAATGGAAACGGAACTATCCAAGTTATTGAAGGCAACACTTCAGGAACTGCAAAGGGAGACCAAAGAAATGGCGGAATGTGCGTAGAAAAGACTCGTGCATACGTTAAGGAAAATAAGTTAAAACTTATCAATGGAATTGTTGGTTGGGGTCGTCCAGTTTATGCTGGTGAAGAAAACCTTCCACTTCTTTCTAAGGTTGGATCATCTGATGCTCCAGTTAAAAAATCTGCTCCAGCCTCTTCAACACCTTCAGCACCTGCAGTTAAGAAAGAGTTTAAGCAGTTTAAAGAAGGAGCAAAAGGTTCACCTGTTAAAAAGATTCAAGAAGCACTTGGCTTAAAGGCTGATGGAGTTTTTGGTCCAGGAACATCTAAAGCAGTTAAAGATTTTCAATCTAAGTCTAAACTTCCAGCAACTGGAATTGTAGATTTAAAAACATATAAGGCTATTTTGAAGTAATGCCAGTATATGAATACAAATGCACAGGACAATGTTCTGAAATTGTAATCAAACAAAGATCTATTAAGGATAGCGATCCAGGGTATGAGTGTGAAACTTGCACTCTACCACTGGAACGTGTATACTCTAATGTAACAGCAGTATTCAACGGTAGTGGATTTTATTCCACTGATAACAGAAAGTAGCGGTATACTATGAACATGACAATGACAAAAGAAGTTGTTCAAGAAGAGTGGATTTTAAATGCAACAGACAGATGTGATGCTTGTGCAGCAGAAGCCCTTGTAAAGGTAACTGGATTATCTGGAGACTTAATGTTTTGTGGACATCACTACAACAAGATTATGGATAATAAAGAAGGGTATAAGAAGATGATTTCTTTTGCACTTTCAGTTGTTGATGAACGACATAAACTTATTGAAAACAAGTCAAAGGGGCAAGATTACTAATGTATGAATACTATGTAAGAAAAGTAGAGAACGTAGTAGATGGAGACACTATTGACGTTATTATTGATTTAGGGTTTGATATCTTGTTTGCATCTCGTGTAAGGTTGGCTGGGATCGATACCCCAGAGTCTCGCACAAAAGATCTTGCTGAAAAGGCTCTTGGACTTGAAGCCAAGGAGTACTTAAAGAAGTCTTTAAAGGACGCTAAGTCTGTTGTTATTAAGACTGAGAAGATGGACTCATCTGAAAAGTATGGTCGTATTTTAGGTTGGGTATATGTAGATGACAACACTGTTTCACTTAACGACATGATGATTAATGATGGCTATGCCTGGGGATATCTTGGAGATACAAAGGTTAAAGATTTTACAGCCCTTGCAAAAGCCAGAAAAAAGTCTGGAAAATGAAAAAAAATTTAACTTTGGCAAAAATAATAAAAGAAAATAGTTTTTCTAATTTTACAGAATTTGAAAAAATAATATCAATGAAATACACTAATTTTTTTAACGCCAAAATAAAAGAAAAAGAACTTAATAAAAATTTTATAGAACCAAATAATTTAATTTTTATGAATGATGGATATGCAGAAATAGACGAAAATGGTTATCCTTACGATTCACAAAAAATAAAAAATATTTTATTAAATCCAAAATTTATTCAATTTAAATATCAAATAAATTTATACAAAAGATTATTAAATTTTGCTGATATTCAAAACAATAAAAATGTAAAAGTTTTAATAGATGTAGGTTGCGGTAAAGGTGGAGGAATTTCTTTTTATAAACAGTTTTATAATTTTGATAAATGTATTGGAATTGATTTAACTAAAATAAATATAGAGTTAGCAAAACAACACGAAAAAAATGTTTCTTTTTATGTTGCTTCTGCAACTAATCTTCCTATAAATGATAAAACAGTAGATGTAATCACATCTGTTGAATCTTTGATGTATTACGACCCACTTATCAAATTTATTGAAGAGGCTAGGCGAGTTCTAAAAAACAATGGGAAATTTTTAATATCAATGCCATTGACCGAACAAGAAGAAAATAACTTAGAAGAGTCATTTACTAACAATGGGTTTATATTAAGTAAAAAAGAAGATATAACAGAAAATGTAAGAATGGCTTGTGCAATATCAAAAAATAGGTTTAGAAATTCTTCATTTCAAGAATCAGAAATTATGAGAAATGATGAAGAGAGATATTTCAACAAAACCGTATTTTACAAAAATTTTGTATTTATTAAAAAGGGCGATTAAAATTGATGGATATAAAAAGTCAAGCCTTATTAGAGCATTTAATTATTCAAGGTGCAATTGAGATATCTGGTATTGATCAATCTGGTGAGATGACATACTCAATTACTGATAAGTTACAAGAGGTTCATCCAGAACTATACATGCAACTTAAAGATGAGTTTGAACATAACATGTTTGAAATGATAGATCAAGGACCAAAGGTTATGACGTGGAAGATTAGGACAAGATAAATGAATATGATTCTTTATTTTACTGCTGATTGGTGTAACCCTTGTAAAAAAACAAAGCCAATTGTTGAAGAGTTAAATCGTGAACAAATTATGGCTAAATTCTTTATAGTTGACGTTGATTCAGAGATTGAGATGACTAAAGATTTTGAGATTAGATCTGTTCCTACTTTTGTAGTAATGAAGGATAATACTGAGATTTATCGTGTAACTGGTGCACAAACAAGGCAACAGTTAGAGGAGTTAATTAGATATGAATAACAATGAAGATGAACTAATCAAAAATCTTATACTTGAAGGTGCCCTAGAAGTGGCTGGAGTAGATTCAGAAACAAATGAACTTTTGTATACTATTACTCCAAAAATGCAAGAGGTCATGCCAGATATGTATGAAGACCACCTAACTCAAGTAAATAGGGATCTTTTAAATTTATGGGAAAAGGGTTATGTTAATATTGATTTTTTACTAGCAGATCCAGTAGTTACAATATCTGAAAAAGGTCTTGATAAGGCTGAGGTTGCTAAATTAACCAAGCCAGAAATCTGGGCACTAGAAGAGGTAAAGAGATTACTAAAAAGGTAAAGTCTGATATAATCAGTATATAAACTAGGAGGATTGTTATGCCATACAGAGTTGGAGCCAAAGGTTCTTTTGGGTGTTCTGGATACCCTGCACTAAAAGAAGGCACAAATGAAGTTATGGGTTGCCACACAACCCGTGCTGAGGCTGCTGCACAGATTTATGCAATCAATCGCTCTGAAGGCAACATAGGGAAAAGTATGAATGAAATTAAAGAGGGTGATTTCGTTATGGGAATGACCTCTGAAGGAATGGTTCACGGAATTGTTGAGCACATTATGATAGAAGGCGGAGTCTATGGGGTTCCTGGAACAGAATATGCAATTCAGTCTATGCCACCAGAAAATCCAGCAATGGCTGTTAGAATTTATGAAGAAGAAGATGGTAAGTGGGAGCCAACCGCATATAGTATTGGAATGATGTACAAGGATGCACAGGTTGTAGATATAAACAACCACACTATGGAAGATGATAAAGAAGAAATGGATTCAGAAGTTGCAATGGCAATGTATGATTCATCAATTGGAAAATCAGAAGAAAAGGAAGATGAAATGGAAAAAGCAAAAAAGCCTAACTATGGTGAAATGATTCAACCACGTCGTGGTGGATCAACACCTTCTAATCCAAGACTTTATGCAAGAGTTGTGCAGGCAGCAAAAGATAAATTTGATGTGTATCCATCTGCAGTTGCAAACTCTTGGGTTGTTCAAGAATACAAGCGTCGTGGTGGAACATATAAGTCTGAAAAATCAGCAGAGTTGGATAATTTTTGGAATGGATTTTTAAAATAATGCCAAAGAAAAAAGCACAATCATTTAATGCAACACAAATCAAAGATGGAAAGATTGTACGCATGAATAAAAACGGTACAGTTAAATCTATTATTGGTCCTTATGAAGTGAAGCATCCAAAGAAGGGTAAGTAATGGCAGATACATATTCACCTAATGCAGGCATGAAGGCTGCTGCAAGACGTGCTTTGAAGTGGAAAGAAGATGGAAAGGCAACAGGGGCTGGAACTCCAGTAGGTTGGGGCAGAGCAACAGATATTGTTAGCGGTGCATCTATGTCTCTTGATACTGTCAAAAGAATGTACTCTTTCTTTTCACGTCATGAAGTAGATAAAAAAGGTAAAGGTTTCTTTGATGGACCAGAGTTTCCATCAAATGGAAGAATAATGTGGGACGCATGGGGCGGAGATGCAGGTTTTGCATGGAGTCGTGCTATCGTTGAACGTGAAAAAAATAAAACAGAAAAGGTTTGGCAAGGAAGTCCATTTAGTTTTAAGGGGGAATAAATATGGAAGATTTAACGATTGATGAATTAAGACAACTTCTGACATTCTACAAGCAAAGAGCGTCAGACGTAGAGTTTACATTCTTACAGACACAGATAAAACTAAATAAGTTTATATCTGATCAATTAATTTCAGATCAAAATGTTTCAAAAAAAGAAACACCAGAAAAAACAACTAAATAATTAGGAGAAAAGATGCAGGCTATTTTGATTATCGGCTTGACATTGATCTCTTTTTCGTCTATAATTATAGTAATGAACAAAAAAAGAAAAAACTCTTTTAATAAAATACTATATCGTCAAAGCGATATGCATAATATATTAAAGGATTTTTTCTTTAAAGATATTTTTGATGACAAGGTTGTTACATCTCAGTCTAAAATTTGGAAAGAGAAACAGACAACCAAGGTAGTCATAATAGATCAAAAGGCATATTGGGTATCAAATAACATGTTCTATGTTGGAGATACAGTAGATGGAAAGGTCAGACCAGAAACTGGAAGACCTTTAGATACAACCAAGATGTCAAAAAAAGAAGTAGATAAGATGTTATTCATCCTGGATAACTTAAAGAATGGGAAACTAAATGATAGTGGCAGTGCAGGGAACTAATGAGTTTGATGACTATAATCTATTCCTTCGTGCTATAAGCGTTGCTTTATCTGGAATGAAAGAAGAAGAAAAAGATTTTATAATTTATTCTGTTGGTCCAACAAGGGTCAACTCTTTTGTTTCAGAGTTTTCAAACCTTTCAGAAAGAGGAATGAAAGCAAGGGGTCGTAAGATAAAGTTTTATAAAGTTCCAGAAAGTTGGGTACATGACAACATGGACAGCGTAAACTATTTTGCATTTCTTAGCAAACCAAAAGAGCCAGTATCCAAACTAACTACTTTTGCAGAATCAAAAAATGTAGAAGTAGGAATATTCCGTTACTAAAAGAAAGAATACAATGATAATTAATTCGTTAGCACAAATGGAAAAGATTGTTTCAAAGAACAAAGAACTTGAATGGGTTGGCTGGGATGTTGTTGAACGCAAGCGATCAGACCTTGCAAGAACATCACCAAGCGGAGTTCGTGTAAAAAATGCATGGTACCTACAAAAAACTTTTAACCTTAATCGTAATGGTTGGGATATTCCAAACAAATACGGTCAGTAAATGAAGCAACATTTATGGAAAGATCAAGCAGCGTGTCTTGGTCTTGATACTAATATCTTTTTTGATAAGTATGAAGACAATGTAGATGTGCGCCCAATTGTAGATTCAATGTGCCAAAGGTGTCCAGTATCAAAGGTTTGCTTTGCTAACGGTGTTTCTGGTAAAGAGTACGGTGTATGGGGTGGGGTGTTCCTTGAACTTGGAAATATATCTAGAGAGTTTAATAAACACAAAACCAAACAAGACTGGGCTAATACTTGGCAAGCATTGACAATGGAGAAATAATTGTACACTGATCAAATGCGTAGAGCCTTTCACTCTGTAGTACCTCCAAAGGGTTTTGCTATAGAGTTAATTGATAATGAACACTTTTTAACTATTAAGTTAAATGAACTTAAGTTTGCAAACATGGTTCATGACGATAAAATACAGGCTCTTCAATATGTTTTAAATTTAAAGAAAGCATTGGAAATGGAAGGGGCTATCGTCCTAGTAACAAGAGAGGCAATAAAGTGAAAATCTTTGTATCTATTGCATCTTATCGTGATCCAGAACTTCAATGGACAATTAAAAGTGCTATTACAAATGCAAATAATCCAGACAATCTATATTTTGGTGTTGTTCATCAGGGAGTTGATTCAGAACTGTTTGATATTCAGGAAATTAAAAACATATCTATAACTAAAATGCATCCAAAAGAAGCAAGAGGTGCAGGATATGCAAGAGCAAAAGCAATGGAGTTATACTCTGGACAAGAGTATTTTCTTCAAATTGATTCACATACTAGATTTGTTCCTGGTTGGGACTCTATATCTATTGATCAGTTGAATAGGGCTAAGAATATATCTGGCCATAGTCGTGTATTGTTATCATACTTTCCTGCCCCGTTTGAGCCAGAAAGAAATGGCGGTATGTATTTAATTACAAACAACCCAAAAGTAAAGCCATATCCAACTAGACAAAAGATATCATTAAATAAAAGAAAACAGTGGACAGCAGAAAGACTTGAGTTTAATAACAAACTAAAAGAAGATCCAGAACTTTCTGAAACAGTTCTTGGTGGCTTTATGTTTTCAGATGGTTCAATAGTTAGTGAAGTTCCTTATGATTCAGAAATTAGTTTCTTTGGTGAAGAGATTTGTTTTGCTATGAGATCATGGACAAGAGGATGGGATATATATTCTCCTTCAAAAAATATTGTATACCACTTTTATTCTCGTGGAGGATACAGTAAGATATGGAAAGATAGAAATCTACGTGGAATATCTTGGAAAGAGTTAGAAGAAATATCATACAACAAACAAAAAAGAATTCTTTGTGGTGAAGAAGAAGGTGTGTTTGGTGCTGGAAACGTTAGAACCCTTGCCGAGTATGAGATCTTTACTAATACTAACTTTAAAGATTTTTATAGTTTGACAAAACCTTAGTGTTAGGATATAATTAAAACATGTGGAGTGGTGATATGAAAGATATTTTTATTGTTGTTTTTGCAACATTGTCAGTTTGCTTTGCAGCATCATATATTTTAGTCTTAGGACAGTCCATTAAACTTAAAAGAGATGTTTCAAAACTTTTTATTGAAAAGACTTTGCTTCAAGAATATGTTGATATAACTAAGTCTACAAAAATAAAAGAAGATTCAGATGACTCAATACACAAAGAAAACTTTATTAAGTTTCTTTCTGATTCTAGACTATGGGCATTTGAATATATTGAGAATGTACAAAAAGGTTTAACTAAATTTGTTAATGATGTTGATGCAGACATATCATACTTTGATGAATATGGAGAAGCCTTATCTATGTCAAGACCAGACTATCCATCTATGAAGAATATTTCAAAAGCATATAAAGAATTAAAAACACTATTACCAGAAGATGAAATAAAACAATGAGAGATATATTGTTGTCAACACTAACAGGTTTTGGATGTGGTGTAGTATTTGCTGCATTCAAATTGCCAGTTCCAGCACCGCCAGTTTTTGCGGGAGTCGCAGGAATTGTAGGGCTGTGGGCTGGATATGCTATACTAATAAAGGTTCTATCCTAGGAGGAAAAATGAACACAGAACAACTAAAGGCAGTACTTGCATCATACGGACGTTCAGTCCTTGCATCAGGCCTTGCACTATACATGGCAGGCGTAACAGATCCAAAGGATCTATGGACTGCACTTGTTGCTGCAGTTGCGCCAGTTGCAATTAGAGCAATCAACCCTAATGACAAGGCGTTTGGCGTATTGCCAGATGCTAAGGAAGTAGAGAAGGCTCTTAAGGGTGCAAAGGCACCCGTAAAGAAGGCTGCTAAGAAGGCTGCTCCAAAGAAGTAATATTTACTTACAGAATTGCCAGTCTAGAAATAGGCTGGCTTTTTTGTTTTATGAATTAATTAAATCAATATACTTTTGTTTTAGTGAGTCTATTGAAAAGTTATTGTTGCCAAGATCAAATGCTTTATCTTTTAACTTGGGAATATCTAAGCCATAATAATCATCAACTAATTTACCAAGCATTTTAGCATTTCCATCATAAACATCAAGCATTGTTCTTGTCTGTAGTTCGTCAATCTTATTAGATTCAAATAACCACTCCTCTGGTAAAACCTTATTGTTTGGAGATATGTTAGTCATAAAAACAGGCAGGGAACTGATTAAAGCCTCATTCATAGGAAGACATAGGCCAGCATACCTTCTAGGCAATATCATAGCGTCAAAGCCCTCATACAGGCTCTGATGGCTATCTGGGTTTGATTTGTCAATGGTTAATCTTGGATCATTGCATTTTATGTCTAAATTGCTCTGGGTTCTTATTACTAACTCATAATCACCGATAGAATAATTAAGCATTTCAATTACTGTGTCAGTACCGTTTCTATCTTTGGCTGCAGCCTTCCCAGCAATGTGTAATAATCTTTTATGTGTTTTGCTTGTATTTATTTCTCTTGCATTAGAAAATAAGTTAATGTCAGTCGGCGGCGGTATATGAACAACCCTTGTTTTATCTCCAAATTTACTAACAACATCTTCAAAGTTCCATAGACTAGGAGCAACAAGAACATCAGGCAATGTTTGATTAGGGTTTGCTAAATAATCTAAAAACTCATAGTTATACTGCAATATTGTTTTTATTCCACGACTTTTTGCAAGATCAACAAACTTTGGATTATAAAATAATTCACAACTAAGAACTACGTCAATGTCTTTTAAAAATTCTAAGATTTCATTTGTATTTGGAAAACCTTTGATTGTGGTTTGACAGTTGTATCCTTCGTACCATTCAGGATGCTGCTTGTTTTGATTAAAAAATCTTGAGTTAATAAGCATAATCTTATCAGGATTAAGCATGTTTACTAACTCTCTTGTTTGATTACCAAGACCTGTGTTGTCTGATCTTGCAATTATTCCTAGTCTCATGAGTCCATATCTTTATATAGTTGTTTTAATCCATTAAGCGTTCCTATGTCCATATACTTACCGCCAGGACTTACAGATCTAATATTAAGACTCATATCTATCCAATCCTGTATTTGTTTTCCTGGATGCTCTAGTAATGGATCAATATATCTAATAAGGTTTTTACGAAACAACATTGTCCCCCACATATCTGGGTAATCACAGTCAGATACTTTGTCTCTAGATGACATAACCTTGCCTTCAGATATTGATACTTGTCCAACTCTACCCTTAAGTTCTGGATCACAACTCCAGGTTCCAAGAACCAGATCTCCAGAAGTATCCATCATATCTTTATAAATATTGGTTTTGCATCCAAGAATATATGTGTCTGGCATTCCAATTAAAACGGTATCGTTATAATCTCCAACCATAAACTTAACAGCATCAGACATAGTTGAAGGTTCACGAACAACTAACTTTATATCCATATTCATATTTTGAATAATAGGAACCCATTCAGCCCTTGTTGAAACTCTAACTTCATCACATACCTCTAGCATTTGATTAACGTGCCATTGAAGTATAGATTCTTTTTCTGAAACTGGAAGACAAAACTTTGGAATACCACCTATTCTAGATGCTTTTCCTGATGCTGGTAGGATTCCTATTGTAGCCATTACCTTAACCCATATTTTTTCTTTAATGTTGCTATATCATTTACTGGCCAATAGTCTAAAGATTTTGTTGGATCATTAAATGGGTTCTTATATTCTCCCCAACCTTCCCTTGTTCTATCCCCGCCCCACTTGGCCTTAAAGTAATCGTGAAGAGGTTCAATGTTAATTCTTAGTCCGTCTATTGTTGCGCCTCCGTCTATTTGACATGTTACATCAACTTCTGCAGCAGGTGCGTTTATTCTCATTACATAACTTATAGGTGCATTAGGATGTACAAACTGACTACGCCAAGAAACTGCAACATCTGAATCAGGATTATTTATAACTTGTTCTTCAAGTATTCTGCACCTTTGATCCCAGTCACAATCATCAAAATTATATGGATAAAAATTTTCATCAAAATATCCAATTGCTTCAACCAATTTTTTGTTTATTCCAGCCAAATGCCATCCATGCTGTGTTCTAAACATTAAACCATTAAAGCCATTAAGCATATCAACTATATGAGAAAAGGGTTGATTAAACAACATTGAAGACGAAACAAAAAAGGTCCAGTCGTGATTCTTTTTTAATCCTATGTTCCATGCTCTGGCTAAACCAATATTTTCTGATTGATACTCTACCTGAAAGCCATACTTCTTCTCAAATACTTCACACTCTCTGTTGCCACTATTGTCTATAAGTAAAACATTTTTATCTTTTATAGACTCCATGCATTTGTAGATTCTTTCTGTTACCCTGTAAACAGGTATACAAATTAAATAATCAATCTCAGTATCTATTTGCATAAATATATCCTCCTCTTTCAGGGCTACCCAAAATATCAATTCCAAACTGTTTTGAAAGTTTTTCAATCATTTGGCCAAATCTTCCATCAAAAGATTTATCAAATTCAAGAACTAATCTGTTTATCTTTGCTAAAGTTTCTGCGGGGGTATTTATAATAAGATCAAACTCTGCACCCTCTATATCAATCTTCATGACATCAACCTCTTTGATATCATAAGTTGAAAATAAGGTTTCTAAAGTTATTGCTAAGACTTCTGAATTATCTTCTTCTATGTCTACAATACTACTGTTGCCACCACGATTACTGATTGAAACCATCTTTTCTTCATACCAGATAGCATTATTTACTATAGTAATGTTTTCAGTAGGGTTATTTTCTATATTTTGACTAAGTAGATATAGGTTATTTGGCTCTGGTTCTACAGCGTATACTTTGATTTTACTATCATCTGGTCTATCTTTATTAAAACTATCTACAAAAAGGCTAACTGCTCCAATATTTGCACCAACATCAACAAAAACACCACCACCAAAGAATTGGCCTTGATGTATTCTATATACATTTTCTATCCATGTTTCGTTAACTACTTTAAAGTCAAGGTTATGATCATAACTAGGATCTTCTGTATACTCTCTTATTTGAAAATTATAGTTTTCGTGGTTTAAGATAGATGTCATAGGTTTAATTCTTTCAATATGTTTTGCCATCTATTTTTATAAGTATAATTAGAC